TTCTTGAATTGATCAAGACGGTCGGTACCTTCGGAGTATTCTTTCTCTTTTTTTATGAGTAAGCGTTTACTGCGGAGATAAGCACTTTCCAGTTCTATCATAAATTGTTCATTAGTCATTTTTAGCTCCTTAGATAATTTAATTTTTAAACGAACTTGGCAAGCTAATCAAGTACCCTCCTCTTTTAAGACTTCACCTAGCGATCTCCGATCACCACCAACAAGTCCCTCGAGTGCTTGCCAAGTAAGTTTGTTTAATTTTTAAACGGACTATCGACCAGCTACATACTTACTGACCGAGTTCTTATCCCCAAACTCATCGCTTTTCTGAATTCCGAGAATGACCCAGCCTTCGAGTCCATCCAAGTCGTCAGTCCAACTAAACGGACGTGAGTAGTCGAGATTAAAAGCAGCGGCGAACTTCTGGAATTTGTAAAGTGCGCGCTGTGCTGCCTTTGCATCCAACTTGTCACGATCTGCAAGGTCCCAGAAGAAGTCATTAAACTCAATGACCATAGGATCGTCAGGTACGTCGAAGACAGGCATGTACCACTGAGCTCCGTTCTTGTCCGAGATACCTTCTCGAACCGCTATAACACGTGCCTTGACTTCTGACCCACGAGATAGGATTTTAGGTTCTGGAGCATTTGCGATTTCTTTCTCGAGATCGCTGTAATCTGTTAAACTCATAACTAGTAACCTCCTTATAAAATTAGGGTTTCTGTTAGCACTGAGGAACTTCACCCACTTCTCGAATGGCAGTTCCTTGTACCAAGTTAATTCTTTTTCTAATTGCGTTGCCTTAGTCGTTATGTAGCATCACCTCCTTTCATACTATTATTGACCATTAGGAACAGCGTCATAGTTGTCCAAGTGAGGAACGTGCCTATAGCCGCCTTCATCAGGCATCACCTCCTTTAAATATTCTCATTTAGTTTATGGTCTCCGCACCAATCTGATTCAAAGACGACTGGATAGCCACTCATTATGGGAGCGTGTCGTCTGCATCTGCCTATGTGACCTCTTTCTATAACAGGTGCAACTTCTACAGGTGAGTCAGATGTAGTCCTTTTGATTACAAAGTACATACAAGTAGTACATCTCATTCTTTTCGATCTGTGAATCCAAAGGTCTTTCACTATTTATCACCTCCTTCAAAATCAAGTCTCGGTTTATCCCTCCAGTCAAGCCCTATTTTCCTCAACAAGGCTTTAATATCTGGAGGCTCGGTTGCATCTAGCTTACCATTGGCTTTGAGTCTAGAACGTGCAATGTATTCACCGAGTGAGTCGATAAGCATTCTGCGTTCAGGCTCACGTCCCCTGCCGTCTTTACCTATTATTACGTAGATCTCGTCAAATAAAAGAGGGATAGTAACAACCGCCTGACCTGTTGTATAGAATCGATACTTTATGTCTTCGGTTACTATCCCTGTTTTTTGATCTATACGAACAAGCTTTTTAATCTCACGTAGGTGACCAGTCATGATGAAGTCGCAGGGGAGACGCATTAGTTTTTTGATATAGTTGGTCATGGCAACTTTCTGTGGGTTGTAGTCATGGCGATGCCGAGGGGCTTCACCTGCCCTTGACTTGCTAGCAAGTTGTTCGTTCATAACTGCGTCACCAAAGGTAGTGGCACTGTCTAAGCAGTAAGTGCCAAACCTTTCAAAGTAACCTATTTTAAGACGAATGTCAACAGATTTTTTCCATTCTGCAAAAGTCTTTGGGTTGAAAGGATCATCCGACTCCCACTGTGTATCAGCTATTACATCTCCACTTTTAACCAAGTCACGCAAGCACTTGGTTCCACCAGGGTCGAATGAATCTATGTGGATAGGCTTGCGGGCAGTGCGGAGCATGAAGGTTTTTCCAGCGTTGGTTTCCCCTGTTACAAGTGCTGAGAAGCGTTTTTGTAAGGGGTCGCCATCATAGTGTTTCTTTACTCTTTTTAGTTCATCTTTGTAATCGTAAGCCATTAGTTACCTCCATTCCAAGTCCTTCTTAACTCTCGTGTCCATCTCTGCAGGATTCCAGTATTCGATCTTGAATCCAAGAGGTGGTTCATAAGCGTTTTGTAAAGGATTCTGCCATGCTAGACAATAGTCGTGGTAAGGACAGCCACGGAAGTCTGTGCAAGAGGATGGGTTCATAGGAAATGCCATCAACACTGCATCATCTTCCCTACAATGACTTAGCCGCTCATGTTCACGATCTAGTTCATCAAGCAGAGTGTTAACTGTCCACAGCCATGAATTCATCTGGTCTGGAGTTTTAAATGCAGGGACACGACGAAGTGTGGCATGGTAGCCTGCAGAGCGCTGACTCGAGCTACGTTTGAGAAATGTGAAACCAGTACCGCAGAACTCTATCCCGAGGACCTGCTCAATAGGAAACATACAGTAGAGGCAATGTGTGTAGGTTCCATTCTGTAGACTTAAATGAAAAGCCTCAGCCCACTGTCTGCCGTTGATGTACTTTTCTGAAGTGGTTTTGTGATCCCATGAGAAGATCATATCGTCTGCCTTGCGTCTCATGATAGAGTCCATTCGGTAGTAGAGGAAGCGATTTTCGTCAACAGGTACTTTTCCAGATATTTCAGTCATCTTCGTACCGTCAAGTTCGACAACCTCATTGTCTATCAAGTCACGAGACTGTTCATCAGCAAACTTCATGAGAGCACCAAGGACAGCGGTTGGAGTCTTGGGCTTATTCAGTTCATCATCCTCAGGTGCAAACTCCTTGCGGTAATAGTTTTCGAATACTGCATAGGCACCCATTATGTCTTCGTAACCGTGAAGTAGTTGATGCTCACGACCTAAGTGCCAAGACTGACCGAAGTAAAGGTCATGATTAGGGTAGTCAGGTCGCCAACCTAGTAGGTATTCGAAGAAGTAGCGACGTCTGCACCTGATTAAGGTGTCTAGTTTTGACGAGTCTCTTATGTCCCAAGTTTGGTGGTAGGGTATTGGCATTATGGTTTTTCTCCTTTCATTATAGCCTGACGTAGTTTATATCCATCATAAGAGAGATCATAGCCATCTCCATTACAGCCTGGACACTCTCGTTCACCACTCTCCCCACTCTCCCCAAGTTCTTGCAGTCCAGTTCCTTGACAGGCGTGACAGTCCGAAAACATTTCTTCTATAAGTTTGTCTATCATCTTATTTTCCTTTCATTTCCTTCTCATTAAGTGTTGGTCTAGAAGTTCTTGTGTCATGCGAAGGATACGCTTTGAAAGTTCTGACTTATGAGCAAATGTCAGTGTAGCATCTATAGTACCTTCCACAGGTCCATCTGCTATCAACTTTAGTGCTTCCTTCCTCCACTTCTTTAATGTCCTCTCTGTTAACATCTTCCCACCTCCTTTCAAGAATACTTATAAAGGTTAAATCTTTTACCTTACCATAGTTGTAAACAGCATCTTTTGGATACTTCTCGACAGACACCATTTCGAGTTTTCCAGATTTAATAACTTCTCCATTAGCATTTCTTATTTTCTTAACTAGCCAACTTGAAGTTTTAAGCCTTCGTTTGGCTTGACCTTCTGTGAAAACGAAGGGGCTGAGGAAAACTTTATCTTTAGTCGTTGTTAGTTTAAGCCTAAAGAACGTGGTTTCTTTCAATGTAGATGCCCTCCTTAAATAATAGCAAGTTTAGCTTCCCATGCTTATGAGCAAAGATAGCACACGCTATTGAGTTCATGACGTTTAGTGAGCAAGGAACTATGTAATCACCTTCTACAGAATCCCTCATTTTCTCAGTGAAGACCCTCATCATGTTGTTTGTAGAGTAACGATTCATAGGACCTTCACTGAGAAAGATAATGTCTCCGTAGTTTCGAGCTACACTAAAGTCATGGTGACCTTTGTTTACGATATAGACCTTAGCCATTTTAATCTCCTTCTGGCTCAGATGAAATGTCTCCTTCTGGAACTGTGTTGTCCATAGTTTTGACAAGGTCTTTAAGGGATGCAGGAGCACTTGACTTAACTTGATCAGATGGTCTTCTGTCTCGTAAGTCAGCTGTGCTCACAGCACCGAGAGTAGTTGGTTCAAGTTCGTTTAATTTTTGAACAAACTGCTGATTTATATGACCTTCGACAGTAGGAACTTCTTGTGGTGTAAGATCAAGTTCGAGTGGTTCGTCAGGACAGACGTGAGG